GACATACGTTAATCGCGTAACGTTTCTTCGAAATCCACACACCTACGTCAAAAATGCACTCGAGTTTCATCGACATCTTGTTTTCGTATGCGTGCATATAATCAGTCATATTATCGAATGATTTCTTAATAACATTTTGTAACACTTTTGTACAGAATTCATTTAAGAAATCAGTAGTTTCCTGAATAGATTTATCAGAATATCCTGCCATCTCAACAAGTTTTATCAATTCAATGTAAATACTATCCGTATCACTATATGCAACATAATCAACATTAGATGTTTTTAATGATTTATTCAAAAATGCATTAACATCATTGGCAACCCATTGGATAGCAAGCCGTCCACCTGACGTAATACTCTCAGCCATTCTAACATCGAAGTATCTAAAGTATGGCGAACCCAGCGATCCGTACGCCGAATTTAATAAAATTTTTAATGCCATTTGGAAAATATACAATCTTGAAATCTCTTTTTCAAGATGTTTCTTCATTTTTTCATCAGTAGCAGATTCATATTCTTTTTCTAATGAAATTTGTTGTTTCTTTTTAGTAGATCTATCAACATACATGTTATCCATTAACACAGAGAAGAAACATTTTACATCTTTACGATAACACCAACCATTAGCGGCAATCGATAATCCATTATCAGGTAATTCTTTTTTAGCTAACAAATAATCAACATCAATGTCTAATTTTGTTGAAGTTAATGTTTCAACACCTACATTATAATGTTGAATTAAATGAGGATACAAAGATGCCAAATCGAACGATACACCCCATTTATATCTTCCAGGTTTGGGTTGTTTAACATACGCACCATCAAATTGTTCCGTTTTACCTCCATATGTTTGAAATGGAGTGACTACAGAACGTTCTTCTTTAAGATAATTATGGATGATTGCATCCCAAGTATGAATAGGAGAAAATACATCTTCATAATTGATTCTGGCGTAATACGCGATGAACACTTGTAAAGAAATCATATTGAGTTTCTCTTCAAGTTGAATAATCAAATCTGCGTCGATGATGTTATAATCAGTGAATTTGTTCCAGCATTTTTGTTTCAGTTCCGAATTTAGATTTATCCATTCTTCAGAAATATCTGGATGGAGATTACGTTCATACGCTAATTGTTGAAGTTCGTTACCATTTTTATCTGGTTTTGGTTCTCCAGTGACAAAATCATTAAATGTTAAGAATTCATCATGATTCAATTTAGCATGACCAAGAACTTTCTCTGCGATGGCATCTAATTTATAGGATTCTTCGGAACCATATGAATACTTTTTGTATAGAGCAAGATAATCTAATTGAGAGATACCAAATATATTAACAGTGCATCTATCTGGTTGTTTGTTGTCAATTTTTACTTTGACTACACCCCATGGAGATAATTGACTGGTTGTTTTTTCACCGAGGACAGCAACCATTCTATGATAGATGTACGGGATATCGAAGAAGTCTGTGTTCCAACCAGTGATTATGTCAGGAATGTTTTCCTTCCAGAACGATAAGAATTCTCTGAATAGATGTTCTTCATTATCGCATTGATGATAGATTACATTTTGGTCTGATGTATATGATTTACAACCCCAAGTATGTTTCTGTTTGGATTGCATATCGACAATTGTAATTAGGACAACTTCTTCGACAGGATTGAACCAGTTGGGGAAGCCGTGGACTACAGATGTCTCTGCATCTAACGCATAGATTTTAACTTTCTCAAAATCATAACTTGTTACAATTGAATTTTCATATCGTTCAGAAAGGAATTGGTCACACCATGAAGTATATCCATATAATTTTACACCAGAAATTCCTTTATATTGTTCAATGAATTCTTTACAGTCTTTGATGGTTCCAGGTTTGATTTCATGTACAGGAATATCATCTAATGTCTTCCATTTTGTTGATTGATTTTTACCAGTCATGAATAATGTTGGTTGAAATTCAATGATTTCTTTACCTTCTGGAGTTCTTAGATAGACATTATTTCCTGATACATAAGCATTTGTGTACATAATTTTTCCTTTCAAAATAAGAATTGAATCCAGACCATCCTTATTGTCATTGTTTCCTTGTCGACGGCAATTCTTTAACCGTTTAACATTTTCGTCGTCCAATAAAAAAGCGAGATATTTTAATTAATATCTCGCTTCAATTTATTTGTTGGATGTTATTTCTTTGTGAATGTCATCCAGTATTTACCTAGTTTCCAATCGTACATTTCTTCAAAAATGTATAAATCTTTGAATTTCAAATCCATTGCTCTTATCATTTCATCTCTGTATAAAGAAGTTACAATAGGAAATGTCACACCTTTTTCTTCAAATTTAATGTAACTTTCTTCAACAGTCTTTTTAAATTTATCTGCTTCAGATACAACTGGAGTTGAAGATTTGTAATTTGTATATTTTCTCATTGTATACCAACCTTTATAATAATTTGTTTGATTTAAAGTTCATTGGATTGTTCCAACTTGAAATCTATTATAAAGGGTTTTTAAAACATCGAAAGAAAAATCTTATTCCCAAAGATAAGCTCGATACTTAATCAATTGACATAACATTTGAGTGTCCGTGTCAAAGATTTGTTTCTCAAGTAAATCAATACGTTTAGAATGTTCATCCCCATATGATACATATTTGCCATACAACTCTGATATTTCAATTTCCAATTTTGGTCTATCAACGTTCCACCATACATAACATTCCTTTATGAATCTAATGACATTTCGATGATTCTCAGAATAATCCCAATCAGTTGTACCATGGAAGATTATTTCTTCATAGAAATCAGTGACTAATTGGAAACATGAATGTAACAATAACGTATCCGTGTCATGATATTGTATATTCAATGTAGAAGGTTTGACCGACCAGTATTTGAAATAATTTGGATGACATCTATACAATACCCAATACTTGAAATCTCTTATATCGGATTTGATATTGTATAAAATGCCATTAAACCAGTCTATTACATTTTCCATTAGATAACGAGTAATGACAACGGTGACGCAATTACAGTTGCCAATAAATGTTTTACTCTTAATCTCAATTCCCATTTTAGTTCATCTTTGAAATCATATACATTCAAATCAAAGAGTGAACGATTTAATAACTCTTTCATCTTATACTCCAGCTAGAATTTGAACCATATCGTAACAAACATCGGCGACGGGATCGTGCTTAATTACTTTATTGATATTGAAATCAGGACATTTTGATACATCAATGTTACAATATCCTCTTTCGGTTGTATAGAAACAATCTAACAACGTACGAACATCTCGATAATTATAATATGGCACTAATTTGTCTTCACCAATTGATTTACATAGACTATCCATACACATTTGGTCTAACGATCCTCTTGTGAAAATGGTCATCTTATTATAATTAGGAATCTTAGACAACCATTGTTTAATCAATTTGATACCATCCTTTGCGGATACATCATTTGTTGATGGTAATAAAGATCGTTGTCTGGCAAAATCGCATTGACCATTCCACCAATTTAATGTATCCTTATCGGTTGTTCTATTGTATAGTTGGATCTGTTCTTTTGCGTCAAATTTAACAAAGATACTTCTGTCCACTAATCCTTGATAAGATAATGGTTGTGTTGAATCATAAAACGTAAGAGCAGCCGATAATACAACAGCAGTTGATTCTGTTCCAGTTGTTTCAATATCAAGACATAACATTAGTCGATATCCTTCAAATTGTTAAATTTGTCATGTAATTCCAATACAGAATCTAATACATTTAAAATTGAATGTTCCATATTGACGTCATATTTTAATGACAATTCACCGACATTGATTGTATTACTTTTTTCATTCAATTGGATTGAGATTTGTAATTTATCAGAGTTTCTGTATCCAATAAGAATAAAGTTACCTGTTATTGAATCATTTTTAACGTCAAATGTATATGAGTCTTGTAAATCTTTAAATTGTTGTGTATAAAATGTAGTCATGTTATTTCTTTGCCATTGTTTTAGCTGCGTGTAAAAGTTCAATACATAATGTTTGGTATGTAATGTCGTAATCATTCACTTGTAATTTGCTTGGAGTCACAAGAATCATATAGACTCGTTGAGACCATTTCAACGATGCTTTGATTGCTTTACCATTTTCGATATTGTCTTTGTAATCAGCAACTTCAAAATGATAGAATGGTAATAGTTCATCTTGATTAATGATACCATCAACAATGTTTGCTACATCATTGTTTGCTTTGATTGTTTCTGGATTGACACGTACAACATACCATCGTTTATCTACATTTACAACAACATCGCCAATATACGCTTCTACGACTTCATTATAACCGTCGATGAATTGAATTTTGTCATCATATTTGACTTGATTTAAACCCGATAATGTAATTCTAACTTTATCGATGTTTTGTTTGGCAATTCTAATTGTTTCAATTTCGTTCATAATTTTCTCTCGTCATTTGTTTACCACATTTACATCTAATATGTTCTTTCCCATATATAAGACCGACAGATTCATACGAATGAACATGAGTTTCTACGTCGGCATTATTTGCTTTAAAACAATCGTCATGGAAACAAAAATCGTTACCATTACAATTTGTCACAATACCCCATTTCACTCTATGATTTAACCCAGAAGGACACATAGGATAAATGTAATCAATAATCTTCTTAAACATTATCATCCCCTAACAATTTACTGATGAACGATTTGATAAATGATTTTTGTTCAACAATAATTTCTTGTTCATATTCTTCCAGTGTTATTTCATCATTATCAATTGGTTTTAAAATATCAGAGATAATCCCAGATATCTCGTCGGATACATTTTCTTTATCATACAATTCCAACAATTTTGTCTCAACTTCAGATTCAATCATTTTAATTTCAAATGTATCAGAATATCCTTCTTTTTCAATTACATATCCAAATGATACATGTATGGTATTGTTTTTGACTTCATAAATTAAATGTTCAATCATATTATCAACATGTAAAATATGGTCTTCAAATATATTTTCATTGACAAATTTATATTGAAGATTATTAACAGAATTAACAATATCAATAAATGTTTGTTTGATTGAAGGTAACATTTTCTTATTGTTTGACATATTTCTCCTTTCCAATATCAAAGAATATAATTTTACTGAATAAATCAGAAACAGTCAATCTTTCCATAAATCCTAAGAAGACATCCGTTTCTCCGTCAATTTCAAAATCATCCAATTTGTTATAATAAATGTCATTCTTGGTTATAATATGTTCAAGAAACGATTTACCATATAATGATTGTACGTATGTTTTCAATTCGCCAACTGTTGACTCATCATCATAAATTGATAATCCAATTTCATTGGTTTGATACATAGGGTATCTTCTATTGATGAGTAGAGTTTTACATTTCAAATTTGGATTGATGTATGTCAGGCAATAGACTAATTCACTTAATGTCATATGAACTCCTTTAATAAAAATTCTATTATACTCTTATTTACATCTTTAGAAAGAACTTTCTATTTTCTACATTAAATCAATACATTAAGAGTTTTTCTCAATTTCTAAGAATTCTACCCACATAAACCTCCATCAAAAAATATATTTTTATAACTTATTGTTTTTATTGATAAAAATTATATTATCAAACAAAAATAAATCCTGTAAAAACAATAAGTTATAAATTCAGTATAAAATTTACAAGAAAAATGCCTCAAACTTTTTGGTAAGAGGCATTTAGAGTAGTTGCTGCGATATATCCACGAACATTACAGAATATTCGATTCATATTCAAATTGATATAATGTCTGTACAAAATCAATTATCACTTCAGCAATTTGTATAGCGGGAGAACGATTAAACAATGGGCAAGTCTACTAAATTTCATAGTGGAGCAAAAGTTTAATCGTTCACAAGACCACTAAATTTTATACAATAATCTTTTGAGGTTGAATCAATTCGATTAAAGGTTCATCAAACGATCTATTATATTCATCAGCTAATTGTTTGACTGGAGTGGATCTAAACGATAATGATGATTTCAATAATTCAATCGTATCTTCTTCAGCATACGGTAATAAAGGCGATAATGATACACCTTGTTGTTCACCATTGCTTGTGACCATAATGAGTACGGGATTTTTAACAAAGTAGGAGTCTGTCGATTCTGAAATAACGGTTGCCATTAATTCATCACCATTCACCGTTTTGAACGCTTTAACTGTCATAATATATTCTCAATTGTTATTCTGTTAGAAATTGTTTAGTTTTGGTTGACCCAATTTCAATCTTCTTTGGTTTCATTTCATCTGGGATAACTTTTTCAAGTAAGATACTTAAAATGCCATTTTCCATTTCAGCCGAAACGACTTTGATGTATTCATGTAATTTGAATTGTCGTTTAAATGATTTGTTTGAAATACCTTTGAAGAAGTATGTTTGTTCATCTTTTTCTGCTTGGAACGAAATTGATAATTGATTTTTAGAAAACTCAATATCAATATCTTCCTTAGGAATACCAGCCAAAGCAATTTCAATCATTGTTTTATCTTCATCAATTTTTTTCAAATTGAAATGAGGGTATTGATTGTTTTGGTTGTTCAAGATTTCATGGAACAAAAATAATTGGTCGAATTTTGTTGGTAACATGTTGAATTTCTCCTTAGAAATTAAGCAAGAATGTTGCGTTTAGAGTTGTTCTACAACGCGTGTTAAAATGATTCTGGTCACTGTTCCAGAGACTTCTTATAGTAAAGTCAGATAATCCCAAGGATTCACTCTCTAGATCCCTCTAGAAGATTCATCCTTGATTTTATTTAGTCATTTAAACCAATTCCGAATCATTGGCAGATTCAACTGGTTTATCTTTAATTTGAGGAATTCCTTGTTGTCTAATATTGGTAATCAATTCATGAACTTCTTCAAATGGTCGTTTTGCCAATGCATCTAACACTTGATTCACTTGGTCTAATTCTAGTTCTAATTTAATCATATTCTATCCTAATTCAATAATCATACTATGTTGAAATAATCTTAATTCTCTATACATCATTTCTTTGATGTTCTTGTCCATAAACGAGGAATCATCAATAAAGATTTTATCGAATTTACATCCTCTCAATCTATCTCTAATGACTTCTTCTGAAGTGAACACTCTTTTGATTCCATTATATAGGAAATTTCGTATAGTTGGATTATTGACGATAATAACATCTTTTTCTGTAATCAACTCTTTGATGATAGAAGTCTTAAATGTGCATCTACCAATATCCAATTTCAATACGTTATTACCACAAACTGGTAATCTAGAATCAATTGAATTTTCACTTCTTTTAATGAATTTCTCTTTCAATGAAATTGCTTGTTTCACTAAGTTCAAACTCAACAGATATAGATCTTCAGATTCTTGTGGTCTTTCTGTATTCAATTTTTCAAATAACAGATAATCAGGGCCTTTTGATGTATCCAATTCAATTGTAATTTTAGCCATTACATTCACCACCACATTGTTTATAAAATGCCAATAATGTTTTCATTGGAACTGTATGTTGTCCGTACCTAGATTTACCCGTTTTTGGATCTGGGAAACTCGCCCAGATATTACAACATTTACCGATAGCAGTTTGGAAATCGCCGTTCTCAATATCTTGAATTGCCTTACGTTCTTTGATTTGCTGGATGGCAATTTTGTCTTGAGAATCAGGGCTGAAATCCAACAATCCTAATTGTCTACGGTAAGCGTCGTAATACTTACTCAACAACTGGTAACGACCTGCTGCAGTCGAAGATAATGTTGGATTCAATTTAATCAATTTTCTTGGATGGTCTGCATAAGATTTGAATTGACTACCACCAACAATTGTATTGTACCCTTTGTTTGGATATCTATCAGTTCCTTCAGAATGACTGATTGTATCCAGAAACGCTTTCATATTTTTACTAATTTCACTCATGATATAATGTTATCTCCGAAGATTGTTACCTAATGTATATTTTTGAGTCAATTTCCATTCAGACTTTTCTTTATGGGATAAAATCTTAATGTGACTGATATTACATAAATCCGTTTTTACTTCAGGAATTTTAATCAATTCCCATTCTTCCAATAATCTCGCTATTGTATTACGTCGTTTAATATCATCATATTCAATATCTGTTCTTCTACCATCAAGATAAAATAATTCCTTGAAATGTACAATATAATACAATCCTTGTTTATGTAAAATATGACATGATTGAAATAATTCTTTTGTTTTTCTGGAAGCAATACCAATTCTGGTGAGTGTTTCTTTACATTTCAAAAAAGAATCATCGTCAATCAGTTCAATCCGTAACATGTCCTTTCTTGAATATCTATATTCATTATCCATTGTAATCCCTCAAATTTGATTTATATCAAATTATTTAAAGATTACTTTGTTTTACCACCAGTGTACATCTTCTGACGAATTACATCTAATTGTTCTTTTGTTAAAATGGATAAAGCAATTTCAGCTTTTTTATGATTGAATCCATAATACTCTTGAATCAATTTAATATCATCTGTTGATTCAGATTTTTTTGACCATTTTGAAAAACGTTTCTTCTTCTTAATTGAATTTAACAAGAAATCATTTATCATCTTCTTTGACAATTCTGGCTTACCATTCATCTCATTGGCTTGTAGGACAGTATCAGTGTAATATGATAATCCTCTTAATATCATGAATGTTGGAAATGCTTTTATAGATTCATCATCAACCAATAGATCTTGTTTTGTATTATTGATTGCATCTAAGAATTCAAATAATCCTGTTGACATATAATTCCTTATGCATAATAGATTACATGGTCGTTATATTCTGTTTCAATTTTATCAACCAATTCATCAACATTTGATGCGTCTGCCAAGAATTTTGTTGAACGAATTTCATACGCAAAGAATCGTTCATCCTCAAATTCAATCACAACAAACAATTCCTTCTCTGGTTCTTTCTCTTGTTTGGTGTAAGATCCGTTGTAATATCCAAACATGTATGCTGATATAATCCAGCAGATAAAACTAATCAATTCCATGTTTTTCCTTATTTAAATACACAACTAGACATAATCTCAACCATTGATGCCATGATATTCAATTCAGCATCAGCAACAAATGCTGCTTTATGTTGATAATCAGCTAGAATGAGAATCAATTGCGGTATTGATTGTGGTTCAAAATACATTGATGAGTTCTCATAGAAATCTCTGAACAAGGCAACAGAATCTGTATCATTTGTTCCAACCCATTTTCTTACTTCAGTGAAATTCTTTGCTTTCAGGAATGCAACTAATTCTTTATAGGAATCAGCAGATTGATTGATAAGAATTCCTGTATCAATTTTACCAGAAACAGAGTAACGTTGTAATTCATTTAGAATCTTTCTAAAATCAGGAAAATGTTTGGTTACAACTTCGGCGACTACTTTAGGATCAAATTCAATTTGTTCCTGTTTAAGAATTTCAGTAGTTCGTTTGAAGAATTTGGCGGCTAATGCTTGTTTTTCATCTTTATCAACCACATAATCAACATTGACTAATCTGCTGTGTAATGGAGCAGATAATTTTGATTTTGTATTACATGTTAAGATGAATCTACAATTTGATGAGAATGTTTCAATCTGAGCACGTAATGCATTTTGGAATGCCGAAGTTGTGGCATCAGATTCGTCTAAGATGATAATCTTTTTACCGTCACCGAACGACACTGTTGACGCAAACTGTTCAATTTTGACTCTAAGAGTTTCAATACCATTTTCAAGACTACTGTTAATGAATAATACATCAGCGTCTAATTCATTACATAAAGCCCAAGCAGCGGTGGTCTTACCAGAACCTTGTATTCCACTTAGAAGTAAATTTGGAATCTCACCCTTGGACACAATATCCTTAAACATTGATTTCATTTTTTCTGGTAATATACATTCATCAATTTTTGACGGTCTGTATTTCTGACTCCATAAAAATTCATCTTCATTTGTAGTTAATTCACTCATTCACTTTCCTCATAACAAAAATAATGGAGAACAACTTATCATTGTTCTCCTTTGTATCTTACTCGATAGATTAACTATCTATCATAACTCCTTGATTAAAACTGAGAATCAGACTCAACTGCTAGGAAGTAATTCACTGGTCTAGTTGTATGTTGGAACTTCGAGATTTTTTTGCTTGAGATTGAAACATTGTAATCACCAGAAATCAATTTCAACAATTCAACTTTAAGATTCACTGTAAATGTTTTATCAGTTTCGCCAATTTCAGTTGAATATGAATTGGCAGATGACAATTTCTTATTACCAATAACCAATGTGATTGTTGAACCGTCACCAACGAATGAGATGTCAGCAACTTTCAACACAGAAGCAGTTTTATGGATTACGTCAATTTGACTTGCTGGTAGATGGAATTCAATTTCTGGTTCTGGGAATTTGATTTCTTTGGTTGGGAATGATAATACATTTTCTTCAGCAGAATAGTATTTGATGCTGTTTTTGCCTTCTTTGATATGTACGAATTTTTCATTGAATTCTAATTCAGGATCGCTGAATAATGATAAAGCCCCAAGGAATTCATTTACATCATAGATACCAAATTGTACAGGAAATTCTTCTACAACAGAAGCATCAGACATAATGTTTTTTGCTGTTGAGATAGTAGATAATGTACCACCAGCTTTGATTAACAAATTGCTGTTGATTGATGCGTAGTTTTTTAAGATTGCTTTTGTTTCTGTAGATAATTTCATTTTGTATTTCCAATAATAAAGTTCAAAGTTGATGTATAATATAAATCAAGAGTAATTTGTGGGACTACTTGGATTCAAACCAAGAATTGCTTCGCTTATGAGGCGAGTCCTTTTTCATTAAGGTATAGTCCCACAAATTACTCTCAAAATTATATATAACATCTATAATAAAGTCAAATTAAACATTTTTGAAGAGAATGTTCATAAACTCTTTACAATTATATATAATTGTAATTTTAAATCAATTCTTTTTAATAAAAATATGTTAAACATAAAACAATTGTTCGCGCAATATGGTGTAATAGTGAAAGAATCAAAATATCTTAAAATATATGAATCTTTAATGAATTCTCCTCCTGATACAGAAGGATATACCGAAACGCATCATATAATACCAAAATGTATTTCTAACGATAACAAAAAATCTAATTTAATTGAAATTTCAGGAAGAAAACATTTTATATGTCATTACTTGTTATGTAAAATACTTGAAAAAGATACAAAATTTTGGTATAAATTAAATCACGCATTTATTAGATTTGGTTCGAATAATCTAAGTGGTAGATATTATAATTCTAGATTATATGAATCTAAACGTAAAAATTTCTCTTCGGTTATGTCAAAATGTCAATCCGGTGAATTAAATTCACAATACGGTAAAATATGGATTTGTCATCCATATTCAATTAAACCAACCATAATTTCACCAAATATGTTTGATGAATACTATAATCAAGGATGGTTATTAGGTAGGACAATAAAACATCCAAAAATTAAAAAAATTTCTAAACGCGAAATGGAAAATTATGTAGATCCATATAAAGAAAGAGCATTAAAAACAATTTCTTTATTTTTATCTGGTGAATTTTATTCGATAAAAGAATTTGTAGAAACATCCAATGACAACACTTTAACAGTAAGCAATTTATCTGTACTATGGAGTTCAAAATTTCCTGATTATAAATCGTTCGCAAAATCAAATATGGGTGTTAGGAAATCTTCAAAATATTGTAGAGAGTTCCTAAATCATTTAATTGACGACAAATTTATAGAATTAAATTAAAAATATCAAATTGGATGTCAGTAATATCTCAACTCATCGCTGCATTTAAAATGAGGTTCATCACTATATACCGCACAATCCATTTGATAAATTTAAAATTCATTTTTGAAGAGAACGAATCAAACTCTTATGTTATTATATATTAAAATTTAAGAAGGTCAAATCTTATTTTTAACATATGGTAATTCATTCAGGAACATCAGACAACATACAGCATGAGCTAGATGAGATAGTCCTGTTTCAGAATCTGTTAATTCCCCGCGTTTCCAAGCCCACATATGACGTTGTGCTGCGTCAAAGTAACGATTCTCTCCGTCTTCAACATACATCCAATTATTTTCTGAATATTTCTGAGACCCAAATGTAAGTACCTTAACGACTTCATCTAATGAAATTGGAGGTAACAATCCATATTTGTTTTTACCAACATCAAACTTTCTACCAATTTCAGGGACATCTTGTTTAACATCATTCTTCATTTCATTGGATTGTTCCACATTTTGCTCCTTTAACAATAGAGATATCCCCTGTTAATACATTTTGATATGCCATACCATATTCAACAAATTTATCCGATTCCATCTGAGATAATTTAGTGTCAGTTTGTTTGTCTAACATCGGTTTAAAGTAATCGGATACATTTTGTTGCGTTGAGTCATCATAATTGAATTGAATGCTTCCAACTGTATATTCTTCTTTAATTACAACAGGAGTCGTTTGATAATTGTTCGATTCATCAAACGAACGTAATTTGTTGATTGTAGTCTGATTCATTTTCTATCCTTCTGTTGGTCCATGGTAAATAGAGATTCTAATTTTATCGCCGTAGCTGATTCTTCTCATGTAGTATCGTTTTACCCGTTTCATATCAATTCTGACTTTCTTTTTAGAATGTCTTGGTTTTCTGATTGGGTGGATACCAAATACAAATTCTAACATTGGGTGTTGTAATACATTTGCCGACATTTTGATTCCTCTCTTAATTTAATAACAATGATACCATTCGAATTGTTAAAACAAGTTTATTACCATATTTTCTTTCATAACCAACAGAACCGTTTTCCATCAACTTTTTATGAACATTTGTTGGAATATCGTCTAATCCTGTATGTTCACGAAACTCAATTAAAGATGGTTCGTCGGCAAAGAGTTTTACAACAGGATTATTATACCATCCTTCTATAGTTACACAATATACATAAGAAGATGTTTCTGGTTTTGATAATTCCTTTTGATATTGTTTTAAAATATCAACGACATCTGATACGTCTTCATTTCTAACGATTAGTTCTGAATTAACACCAACTATTTCAATATCACATTTAGATTTGTATACATTGAAATCTTTATATGTTTCGAACTTAGTTATTTGTTCATTTTTCTTTTGGTAGAAATCATATTTGAATGTTCCTGAACCTAATGTTCCGATCCAATCATAATTAGATATAGACTCTTCAACATTTTCAATCAATTCTGAGGTTGAACCGATATACATTATTTTGTTTGAAATGATATTGCGAGCAAATGCTTCATATCCATTTTTCTGGAACACTTCAGGATCTTGATTCTTTTTAAAGATGTCAAATAATTGTTCTATTTCAGATTTCATGTAATTCCTCTTTCAGTTAATTTAAACAACAAATCTATTCTACTACATTTTAGTTCGAAAGTAAAGTCTTTATTTTAATCTTACCCAAGCCTTACTTGATGTGTAATCATGGAACCTAATGAACAAATTTATTTTGTAAAATGATAATGTCGTGAATTAGAGCCCAGATTAGATTCTGTTTGTAATTTACACAATAAACGTTAGGATCTTTCTTCATAACAATCCTTTAATTTCATCGAAGAAGGTGTTAAAATGAATCTTTGGTATTGTTACCCCATTTCCATCAGATTCATTTAATATAAAGATATTGTCATCATAATCCGATAATTGGAATGATTCATTTAATGTTCTCATTTCAACATATTTACCAACTCTGTAAATCATTACATGTTGAACATCGTTTTGTTGGAACTTATCTATAAATTTGAATTCGGAATCTAATGTTAAAACAACAATATGTAGTGAATCTTCATATTCAAAGAAAGAACCAATTTGGTCAGAATCATCTAACACTAATCCGACGGTAGAGTTTTCAACATATTCTAACGTAAATCCAGATTTGTTGAATTCTTTAATTGATACAACAATTTTATCACAAGACATCGTGTTTCCCTTGTAAGAAATTGGACGAAGACATTAATACGCATCCAAACATTATCGCATAAGATTGCCAATGTAAAAATGGTTGTTCATAAATTATCATTAATGTAACAATCACTAACGATAATCCAAACATCTCAATCGATTTATATATTTTCATAACTTATCTCTTATGTCAAGTAACCAATTTCGCAATTTTTTATCTTTGTTGGTTATATGTTTGAGTAGGATACCATCAGCAATTTGTTCATGTATATACCAGAACGGATACGTAATGAAATATGTTATACCACCAAATAATGCCAACGGAGAAATTGTAATTGCGTAGATAACCCAATAGATTAAATGTAAAATTCTATTCTTCATTATTGTTCCCAATATCCGATTTCATTTAAGATTAAAAATCGTTTAATTTCAACACTATGTCCAGGCGTTACTATAACGTAAAAGTTTGTTTCTTCGCCAGAATCATCCTCTTCTACTCCAACTCTGAACGATAACGTATCATTGAGATACAAATCCATTTTCTTATCACCAGAAGGTTCTTCTTTTGTTACAACATATCTGACACCAGGAATCTTTAATGTTTGTTCTTTGTTAAAACGTAACATGTTAATCTTCATAAGATTCTCTGTAAATTACGACAATATCACCAGATTCCATCAATTGTACAACTTTCTGGACATTTTCTTCATGCATCTCATCAGCTTGATTATCCATGTCATCCCGTAATTCCGATTTAGATAATCCTCTGTTACAATTCAAGTAGATTTCTTTGGTTACATCTGTTTCAATATATCCATTTTCTTCGACAGCAAAGAATGTCATTGTTTCGTATACTCTATCGCATCCAATTTCAAGTAATGTTTCTGTTGAATTTCCATTTGAATCTAAACGAACCATATTACCAACAGAACTCACTACAACTTGATATGTTCCATCTGAGATAAGAGTGTTACGACGATACAAACATCTATCTGCGCAGATAAAATGACCAGCCCATCCGCGTTCTTTAATTGTAATACCCATTTATTTCTCCTCGACACATTTAATGTAATTGAATGATTTTTGTAATTTGATTGGAACATTTTTATTGTAATCAGATAATGATTTATTCGCTCTGATGATTTCCTTCTTACATTCAGGAACAGTCTTAAATGTTTTATCATTATTAAATGTAACAATTTGTTGATTGAATACATTTATGATTAAGAATATCAATTTGATTTTCATATAAACCTCGCTTGTTAAGTTGAAAGTATTATAAATGTTAAAATGTATCTTAGAAAGATAAACATAATAATTAAAGTCGAGGAAGACACTATAAGAATATAAAGAAAACTTAATTGAATCTATAGAACTAACTCAAACCGTCGACATAGTCTAGTATACTGTCTTTTTATCGATTTCGAAAGGAGTTTCTAGATGGATGTAATTTACACATTCGATGTCCTTAAGACTCTTTCGATACGTGATTATAATTGATTCGATGTTGTCGTTTAAAATGACCGTCCATATTTGGATTTTAAGGTGTATTAAATGTATCCTGTAGAGTTGATTGGTGTATATTGGAAACGTTCCATTAAGGTGGATTATTGGACAAATAATGGATGTTAACGAATCAACATAGACTATTATAATATGAAATTGAATCTAATAAAAATCCTGATGGAATGGTTGGTTCTCATCAGGATTTGGAAGCAGAGATTTTAATGTTGAATTATTGTATAGAATATACTCGATAAAGACAATAATATGTTCTTGTAGTAATATATTAATGTCTATAAAGAATCTAAAAGAATATTAGAAAAGCAATAGATACACTAACTGAAACGTCGACATAGTCTAGTATACTGTCTTTTCTAGGATTTCGAAAGGAGTTTCTAATCGTTGATGTTTACATACTCGATGTTAAAGATTATCGAATGTCATCTTAAGACTCTTTCGATACATGATGTTTACAGTTTCGATGTAATCGTTAAATCCTGCCCAATTATTTGTTGATTTAAGAACGATTCATTGTATCTTGTAGACTTGATTGGCATAATACAGAAAAATTCCACTAGAGTCCATTAACGAGCAAATAATGGATGTTAATGATTCGTCCAACAATATCAATTCTTAAAATTTCAAACAATAAAAATCCCGACAGAATTTGTTCATTCTTATCGGGATCTGATACGCAGAGATTATATGTTGTTTAATTGTATAGAATATTACTATAATAATTCGATAAAGAGTCTTGAAGTAATATAATAAAATCTAAAAGTGTTATTAAAGGTAATAACTGAAACGTCGACATAGTCTACTATAACGATATTTCCTCGAAAAGTCAAGAAGTATTTTTATGTTGATATTTACATACTCGATGCCTTAGATTATCCTTCGATGTTCTTGTATGTCTTTCAATACATGATTATAGTTGATTCGATGTTATCATTAAATCCTACATGGAAATTTGCCAATATAAGACGAGTTAAATGTATCCTGTAAGTTGATTGACATAATACAGGAATATTCCACTAGGATGGATTAACGAGCAAATAATGGACATTAACAATTCAACATAGAACCAATATATTGTAAATTTTATCTAATAAAAATCCCGAAAGAACTTTTGATTCAATCGGGATCTGACGCGCAGAGATTTTAATGTTGAATAATTACTCGATAAAGACATATTAATACTCTTGTAGTAATATAATAAAGTCTATAAAGAGTCTTGAAGTAATATAGAAAAATACTAAAAACCATTAATAACTCTACCTGAAACATCGACATAGTCTAGTATACTGTCTTTTTATCGATTTCGAAAGGATTAACTTTACCCTGTAATATACATACTCGATATCCTTTTCATCTTTAAGACTCTTTCGATACATGATTATTACTCATTCGATGTTAACAATTATTATAGACATCCATATTTGGATTTTAAGATGGGTTATATTGTTGACATAGAGTTGATTGTTATAACATGAAAAGATTCCATTAAGATGGATTAACGAGCAAATAATGGATGATATAGAAGTAATATACAATTACAAAATCTGTAAATTTTATCTAATAAAAATCCCGACAGAATTGTTCATTCTTATCGGGATCTGAGACTCAGAGATTTTATGTTCTTTAATTGTATAGAATATTGATATATTAATGCATATAAAGAACCTTGTAGTAATATAGAAGACAATAAAAGAAAACCTAAAAACAATAGATACATTAACTGAAACGTCGACATAGTCTAGTATATCCGAGTTTTATCGATTTCGAAAGGATTATCTTTACCCTGTAATAATCAAACTCGATGTTTAAGATTATCGAATGTCATCTTTAAGACTCTTTCGATACATGATTATAGTTGATTCGATGTTAACATTTAATCCTACATGGAAATTTGCCAATATAAGATGGATTCAGAATATCCTGTAGAGTTGATTGATGTATATCATTAAAATCATTTTAACTTGGATTAACATTCAAATTTACATCATAAATAATCTTATTGTATACATTAAATCATAGACTACATGAACACTTTGATTTAATAAATAATAATAAAGAACAAATATATCTCATACACAATAAGGAATTCCTATATGTCATACCAAATTTCACCTGGAATCGTGTCTAACGAAATCGATAATGCTATCGTAACAGTAGCCGTGAAATCTCCAGCTGCCGCTTTTGCTGGCGTCTATAGATGGGGTCCTGTTATGGAACCAACTACCATCAATTCAGAAAAAGCATTGTTGGAACAATTCTTCAAACCAAACAACGTAGATAACGTAACACGAGATTTCCATACGGCATCGAATTTCTTATCATATTCTGATAATTTATTAAATGTTCGATTAGATACTCTTGGTAACAGAAACGCAGTTGCTCGTCCTTTAATTACAACGAATGATTCAATTAAATTCACTGTAACAGGTGGAACTGAAAAAACATTTACCGTTACAACACAAACAACCATTGCTGAAATCGTCACCGAAATTAATGCAGATGTTGTTTTGAATTTATTGGTACAAGCCAAAGAATTCAAAGGTAAATTAATCTTAACATCAGTTGACACAGCAAAATCTGTTATTGGTAGTTATTTCAGTGGTGCTACTTTAGTTACCGCCGGCGTAACGACTCCTGTTAATGGTCCAACTGCTGGTTTCGTTACCATCTTACCTGGATCTTCAATTAAAGTCAACAACGATGACGCTTACGAAACAAGTTACATCAATGGTGAAGCAAACATCGGCGAATTCATTGCCAAATATCCTGGAACAATTGGTAACTCTATCGGTGTTATCGTTTTAGATAACAATACATTCGATTACAGTACATTAACTGGTTCGATTACTTCAATTGTAAGTTCTAAAGTTGTCACTGGTTCTGATACTTTATTCACAAAAGAATTAGTTCCAGGATCTATTGTTAAATCATCTGCTGGTTCTGTAATTGGCACTGTATCTTCTGTTGAATCTGATACATCATTGACTTTGACCTTGGAAACACAAACTCCAGTTTCCGCTATGACAAATGCAAGAGTATCGATTGCTGAAGAATATTCTGCTCTATTCAAAAAACCTTCTACAACTCTTTATGCTAAATCAAGAAACGTTACCAACGCTCTTGATGAAATTCATATCTTGGTTATCGATAAAGAAGGTACAATCACAGGTGTTCCAGGTTCTATCTTAGAAAAATACTCTTATCTTTCTAAAGCAGCTGACGCAAGAAAAGAAGACGGCACTTCTGCTTATTACAAATCTGTAATCAACGCAAGTTCTGATTATATCCGTTGGACAGACCACCCAACTTCTTTAGGTTCTACTGGATATATCTGGGGTCTC